CTAGCAAACTTTCTTTCCTTGAAAGGAGTTGACCGGACAAACTTAATACATCAGATTTTCTTAGCAATAACTCATTGAGAAGAAGATCGTATCCAGCTACCCTGACATTTAGCAAATGCGCTAATGCTAAGTAATCTTCATGCAGCGGAACGGTTAATGTCTGCAAAAAGTCATCCCATACGCGATTAACACCCAATTTCTGCAGAAGATTGCTTGACAGTGCACCTCTCATGAGCAATTGCCCTTGCAAAATATCATAATCAGACCATCTAGATTTTAACTTTTGTGAAAAGACACTGTATCCTTGCAATCTACTAAGCAGAAGTGCTCCAAGATCACTGTGATTAGTCGCTCTTATACCTAGCAACTGATTAAAGACGTCATATGTGCTATGAGGTACAAGATATGTAACCTTAACCCAATCGACGTATGGTGTGTTGTTGTCTACACCTTTAGTTAATTTCAGCTTATAATAAAATTTATCAGTCAAATTTGCTTTTGATACATATATGAGATTATATCCTTCATCCAATGTATCCCAGGCATTAAGTGCCCCCACATGATTATAAAAGTTTACATTATCATCAGAAAATTGAACTTTCACTGTTCCTCCATTTAATGTAACGTTGCTCTCGAAAGCAAATATGCCCTTGCTGTATGCTGGAAGAAGTTGTACTGATGCGAGTGTACCCTCTGACACGTATGATCTGGAGGTGAGTGTCTGAGGAAGATCTCTATAAGCGGAAACACTGATAAGCAGCTGTCCACCCAATATATTATACGCAAGACGTCTTAGGCTTAGTTGGCTATCGAGATCAATGTGTATGGACCTTCTGATTGTTGTCAAACTATTAAGGCCAGCCTGTGTTTTTTGCTTAACTTTAAGCGTGTTGCTCAAATCTTTAGAAGTAGATTTTCTAATCACCAATGTCCCAGATAGATCAGAAGAAGGGCTTATGTATTCTATTTCTAATTTAGGGGCATAAGTGCTTTCGTTTGTCTGGAACTGTATTCCATTATCACCATGATAGGACGGAGTGTGAGAATCTATATCTCCAGCAACTCTGAGACAGAATTTAGTTGTTCCTCCTCTGTTTATCCATTCCCTTCCAGAAGAATTAAGAGTAATAGTATTATACTGGGAAAGTGTTGCTGCTGTGTACGTCAAAGAGCCCCCGCTTGTTGTCTTATTTAGATGATCCCCAAAGTCATTGAGTGCTATAGGATCGTCCTGAACTCCCTCGACAACATGTAACGTAGCGTCTCCAGAATCATCCTCCGTTTTAAGTGTAACATAAAGAGAAAGCTTAGCGGAAACAATTTCATAACAGCTATGTAGGGAGGATGTGTCGAAAAATAGGAAGCCCCTACCAATCCAATAATCATCAGTAGCAGCACTTTGACTATTTCTCGGTTTGATGAGTGTTTCTGTGTCATCATTATTCGAACCATTAGCTGCATCATGACAAGTAGTGTAGTTGGCGTTATTGTTGTCCACAATACCGTCTGATGAAGTTGAATATACAGTGAGAGTTTGTGGATCTTCATAAGTCACTACAATATATAACTGAGTACAGAAACACCAATGGCTCCCGTCCCCCTTAAGTGATACACCGACTTCTAAGTCATCGATCTCATCCCATGTCCAATTATTAGACGTATAAGGGTTTTTCTCCCAGGTCTGACTGTATGTGTTGGCGGTTATTTCGGGTTGGACTTCGTCTCCATCGTATGTTGTAGAATGAGTTCTGAGAGAAGGTTTGGCACCATATGTAGAAACAGCATTGTCTTTAAAGCATCTAAAGAATATAGTAACGGATGAAATCTTTCCTTTTCCAGCACGACTAGGATTAGGTAAATTATACAAGTCTCTTGTATATGAGGCGTTGCTTGTATAAACATAATCACTGTCATCAGGTGTTTCTTCATCTACTTTCTCGTAATTGATACCAGTGTCTGGATGTTTGCTGAGGGTTGTCTCGTTTCCAGCGGCATTTGGTCTTAAAGTTTCAGTCGACATATTCACTCACCCCACTTCTTCAATCTTACTTTCCCGTCTTCCACAACAAGATCAGATAATGTATCAATGTACGTTTCGTTATTATAATCATCAGTAAATGTGTCTCTCTCAAGCGTTGTTAAAATACTTTCTAAATTAAGCTTCTCTTCTCCAAGCTGTAGCTCATTAAGAAGTGTAGAATACAACTCACGCCTCATTAACAACTTCTGTAGAAAGTTTGTCCCGTACATTTTCAGAAGAAGCTGATTGTTTAAATCTTTAGATGTCTCCTGTCTAAGTGACAACTCGTTCAATATGTCAGATGATCCTGAAGCTCTCAGAAGCAATTGATTATCTAAGTTACTATCCTCACTCAATCTCATATTTAGCTGGCTAGGCAAATCTTTACTTGCAGATTTTCTTATCGCAGTTTCATTTTGTAAATCATTATGCCCATATGTAGCCATTCCCAATCTTTGAGATAAATCAGATGTACCATATCCCTTAACAAACATTGTGTTCGCAAGGCTTATTCCTGTCCATGCTTCTTCCGTACTTAACGTAACGTCTGGAGAGTTGTCAACATAATAGTAAATGAATACATTATCAATATATACTAAATAACTACCAGCGTAATTACCATAATAGTACAATTTTCCATATGTTGTGTCGTATCCATCTGGGTTACAGTTAGATGCAATAGTTGTCCCATTCTTTATTAACTTTACAGTGTATGGTGAGGACGTTTCGATGTCCAGGACGTAATGCTCATATGTATTTTCAGACCAAGAATACCCTGTATCAACATAACTACTTGTACTTTCTTTCCAATATTTTATATGATGGTCGTAATCATCAAAATAAATGTATGCGATCCAGTGATCTATATTTGTATTCCAATATCCGAATGTATGGTCTGTTGCAGCTCCATGCCTGATCCAAAAATCAATTCTGAATCTGTAGTTACGAGTATATGAGTACTTCTGAGACAGTTTGCCTTGACTGCTCGTCGAAGTATCCCAAAACTTAATTGACTTTGATCCATATTTTGGATACGATGTTTGGTAAGATATTGAGGCGTTTGTATAGTCCCACACGTCAGTAATGTTGGTTGGTGCGATTCCTTCTGCATCATCGGCCCAAAGGTATGCGTACATATTATATTCTTGCTGTGAAGGAGGATCCGTTCTACCATAATAAATGTAGAATAGATAGTTAGCTGCATCATTCTGATTGGCACTGATAGAGCACGGTAATTTAAATCTAACATGTGTTGATGTAGAGTTCCAAGAATCCCCAGGTTTCAGAACTCTAGTGACAGTTGATTTGATATATGGTGATGTTCTTTGCTGTTTTACAACTAGGACATCATCACCGTTTTCTTTGGCAACATGTGTATATGCTGTTCTAGTATCCACTTCGAACTCTACGGTGTAGCCATTTGGTAAATAATCATGAGATGTTCCAAAATTTAATTTCCTTCTATAAGGATATCTAGTATCATACCATCCATATGGTGTACTCATGCTAACCTCCCGAGAACGTTATTTCCCAGAGAACAGCAGCAGTATCCAAGACATCCTTCGTTACAGTAGGAAATGTAACTCTTGCAGCCATTACGAAGTCAGTATATGTAGCTACATCAAATAAACCTGCTTCAGATAAAGGATATGTTGCTTCTCCAGGATTAAAGATGCTCAGAAATCTAACTGTGCCATTACCTTCGAATGTAGCTGTAGCAGCCTTTCTAAAAATAGAATCCCCAACTACCTGCAGTTGCTCGCCTGTATTTCCACCTATGCATTTAACACCTGTCACATCTTTGACTGCAACGTCAAGTCCCTGTAAAGTTAAGTTAAATGTATCTCCGGAAGAGCATGTTGGAATAGATGCTGTAGCTACTCTGCTCCCATTATCAAGGTGATCTATATAATATACTTCTATATCTAACGCTACTGTTATATTGGTTACTGCTTTCACATGCATTGTAGAAGGAGCTTGCATTATACCATCGAGAAATGTGCAACCCATAGAAGATCCTGTGTCAATTGTTATATCTGCCAAAACAGGATTATTTCTTGGCTCGCTCCCTAAGTCTGAGTTAGATGACAAAGCTTCATTCTTACCTACGCCAAGAGCTATATACGAAATAGGGCTGTCTGTATCCCGTATGAGCCTATTTACAAAGAGTATTCTACCATCATTCGTTATAACATTAGACTTTTCTATTTTCTTCTTTATTCTACCGAATTGGTCCCATAAGATCAACTTAAACTTACCTTCTGCCTTCATAAGCGTATCACCCATATAATGTCTTTATCAATACCCGCAAATTTTTCAACTGCCGGAAATGTAGCTCTTGCCATCATCCTGTGTATTTCAAGTGTTGAAGACATTGTAGCCTTATCATAATTAATATCAATTTTTGCCCCTAAGATTTCATGACGATTCGGTATAAATAATTTCCCTTCAAAACCTCTCCAGCTTTCTAAATTAAATAGCCCTGCTTCAGTAAATGTGAATGCTCCTGATGTGAAGGTTGCCTTAAAGTAAGCATTATATCCCTCTCTCCATCTGCTGCTTATCACGGCTCTAGCTACCTCATTTTCAAGTTGAACGTCATCCTCCGTAGGTTCTGTTGTACCAGTACCTAGAGCTATCTCCTGAGGGATTACTTGGTTTATACCGCCTACTCTTCTTGCTATAATATCATACCCCATAGATGTTACAATGTATTTGCTCGTCATGGAGTCGTCACCACCAAAGTTTGTGAGAAGTTCTTATAATGCAGTAATTCAGCTGAACCAGATAAATCTTTTGTATTAGATTTCCTAACGACTAATGTTCCACCAAGACCATCTGATGTCTCCATGATCATGCCAGCAGTAACTGTATGTGTCTCATCAAATTCAGTACCGACATAATCTAATTTAACTCCTGCTGCCCTTGCAGTATCAGTCATAGAATGCAAAGTAGATATTGAAAATTCATCTGGATGATTCCTAGCCAATACTGCAATATGCGCTGGGAAATTTTCTATTACTCTTGGATCTGCTGAGCCTGTAACAATTGTTGTAGCTCTCTTTATTTCTGCTAATGTTCCTCCTCCTACGAGTGATGGGACTGCCGACTTTATTCTGGCTCTAAACTCATCATCATCTTCTCCAGGAAGCCTTTCTAATCCAAATAACGCTCCTATCCTGTCTAAATTAACATCTTCTGCAGTGTCTACATATGATTGAATGATTTTGTTTTTTATACTGATTTCTAGCTCAGCAATTTGTCTCCCATCCATTTTGAGGAATGTTGCGTTCATAGAGTCGATGCTTTTGTCATAAGGTGTTGTGAGCCTATTTAACAACTTCTCTACAATTCTCTTTCCAATTGGATACACATTTACCCTAGCTTCTAAAGTTGTGATTTGACCCTTTCCAATGTATAGTTTCTGTGGGAGATTATTGTACATTAATCCTACCCACAATGAAGATGGTAGTTCTTTCCACCATTGTCTCCATAATGTAAATCGACTAAGTAGCTGCGCATGCCCATGTCTCTCTAACGATAAGATTCCAGCTAAATCCGGAGATACATAGTCATATCTCCTAAGCAGAAGAGATTGTAGAAGATCAGCATGCCCAGTTATGAAAAGAGTGTTATATAACTCAGAAAATTTCTTCTGCGACACTGTTAGCTTCATTGCTAGGGTGTATTGTCTAGGTAGCTCGATTACATAAAGGATGCTATTGAATCTATTTCCTCCGATGAGCACGACATAGAGAGCGTTACTTGTTTCTATGACTCTTTTATCGGTAATTGTATAATTGGAATTGTTATCTGGTGTCTGGATCCAGGCTCTCTTCCATACGCTCCCAACTTTTTTCCTAAGCTCGATTCCATACTCAGTCGTTCCGGTTACATTGTTTACAATGCCATAAACTGCAATAAGAACTGGATCTCCTTCCATTGTCACTACAGTGTCTACACCGTATAACAATTCTATTCGATGCTCATCTACAACCCAATCTCCCCAATCAGATAATTCTTCTATATTGTTATAATCCCAGCTATCTCCAATTTTTCTAGAGTTAAAATAACGTTTAGTACCACTCCATTGTTCCTGTACTGGGAGTTTCTGAAAGAACACGGCTTCCACTCCACGCGATCTATAGACAGAACCTATCACACCATCTTTATACGGTTTCCAATCATCCTCTATTAAATCTCTATACTTATTACCTAGACCGTCTATCCTCAGAATTTCCCCCTTATGGTGCCCCCATGTACCTTCATCATTGAGAAGGGCATTTAGGATCTGAACTTGATCGAGATCAGAGTCATAAGATACTCCAGGCACACTAAGGCTGCTAGTGTAGTGTGTTGAGCTATTTAAATTAATTCTGTCTTGCCAAACACCATTCTTCCTATATCGCCAAAAGGTGTTTAAATCTATACTTGTGAAAAAATGTATATTATCAAATGAATCAAACCTTAGCTTCTTGAGGGCACTACCAGAGCCCAGAGAGCCAGACATGATAATCTCATCATCAGACCAGGTACCATTATGTAAATACTTAAGATAATTATAGTACCCACTCCCGTAAGCTATATACAGATCATCATCATGAAATTCTAACGATGTATAACTAACAGTAGTATCCGTACCTGCTTTAGGTGCCTCGAATGATGGACCAAAATTCGTGAATGAAAGACCAGACATATCTAGGTCGGATCGCAAAACCTGCCAAGTGGTAGTCGGGTCGTATATGGTACCATGCTCACCTTTAAGAACATAAATTTTACCATCTTTAATATCTACTCCGTCTGTTTTAGATACAGTGCTCCCACCGGGGAATGTAGGCCAAGCGTAACTTATCACTTTAGCCGGAAATTCATTAGGTGCTGTCATCTTTTCTTATCCTCCTTAACTTCTTTTTTCACAACTCCTTTATTAACTTCCTTCTTCTTACCTATCCTCATTGTCATCTAACATTCTTAAAAATCTCTCCTTGCTCTCTTTATATCCATAAAACTTAGATCTTTCTATCGCAGTTTCCATTACATCATCATAAAACTTCCTCTCTTTGATCAATTTCATCAACTTGTCATGCATTTCAGTCATATCATTTGGTTCACATGTTAAATCAGGAAAGCAATAAGCCAAGTCTTCAACATACTTGCTTCCCACTACTGGTACTCCTAAAGCAGCTGCTTCATATACTGCTCTTGATGCACAAGGCAATTGATATGTTTCCATTGCCATATATGCTTTGGCAATGTGATCAATCCACTTTGAAAAGGGCATAGGATCGGTCACAATATCATACAAAGCAGTGCAATTTGATCCTTCTGAATTCATATGGTTGTTAAAAGCTACCGTAATGGGCAAATCCCAAGTTGCAAAGAAAGGCAAATAAAATTTCCCTGCTTCATAATGATGTCCAAGTATCACCATTGCTCTTTTCCTTTCTTCGATTGTTGTTCTATGAAAATCATATATCTTCAAATCCATAGGATGAGGATTATAATAAACTTTTCTCTTCAAGAATCTTTCTAAATTCTTGCAATAATAATGCGAAACATGAAAAACTACGTCAGCACAATTAATTTCCCTCTTGAAAGTGTTTGGATAAGCATATTGTTTCCACCAATGATCCTGTCCCCAATCTACATCAGCCACTATCTTTGTTGAACTGCCATATCCTATTTTCTCCCTAACATCAGCAACTAATGACAAGTTTAATGTATATGCATCAATGTAAACCACATCATACTGTTCAGGATCGAAGTGTGGGCTAACAGTACAAACGTCTCCACGAAACAGTTTTGGCCAATGATATGGGCTTGCAGGCACCTCTTTCTGCTGTATGGCGGTTTTTATTTTCGGCCCTATCTGAGTGGTGTACATTGCAAAACTCAAATTGCTCATTTCATCACCTAAAGAAAATTTTTATGCAATCCATCCTTCATGATTGCTTGCTCTATTATTATATTATAAGGTATGTATCTACAAACAGGACATTTGCTTACATCTATACTGTCAATTATCTTCCTATGTTCATCAGAAAACCAAATGTCCTTGAATCTCTTCTCATGTATGTTCCCTATCACCTTTGTTGAGTCTCCTCTAAATTGGCAACATAGATAAACGTTCCCATCTGCTCCTACCACTCCAATAAGAGGTGTTGCTAAACAGCGTGAAAATTTCTTATCACCATTCATGATTTCATGAAATCTGTGCATTACAGGTATTACTTTCATTTCTTTCGTCTTTATCTTCTTAAGGATTTGCATCGTGCTAAAAGCATTTTCGAAAGATATGCCCTGTATAACTGGCCGAACTTGCAAGTAGTTCACACCAATCTCGTCCAATCTTGCAGCCAAATCACTCAAACCGATATAGTTCTTATTGTACACTAAAAATGCAACACCTATAGTTATATGCTTGTTTAACACTCTAATATTAAACAAATTCTCTAAAATTCTATCAAAGTCATTTGTAGTCGTGCCATGAAAGAAAGAATGATCTTTCTCGTTAGTTGCATCAAGCGAAACTCTAATAAACTTGCAGGTTTTTGCAACCACTTCATCAATCTCTTTGTTCAGAAGACCACCATTAGTAACTAATCCGCAATCAATTCCATTTTCTTTGCAAAAGAGCATAGCTTCACATACATGTGGACTTGTTAAAGGTTCTCCACCTCCTGTGAAGGTAATCGATTTGACTCCCATTTCTTTAAGATCATTAAGCAAGTCAAACAAATCTATCTTATCCAAAACATCTGAGCATCTTCTCCTGAATTCAGAGTACATACACCATTTGCAGTTGTGATTGCATCTGTTACTTGGATCAATCTCAACAGTTACCGGAGGAATCATTTTTCCTCTAGCCAACTTTTTCAATTTATCTAAATGGCAAAGTACCTTGCCTGTCTCAAAAGGATTAATTTCCATCAGACCACTTTTCCCTATAATATTCTTCACCTTTTTTCATATCTTCATGATGACTCAGCAACCCTGACGTGTATGTCATACTCGGGAAATGGAATATAAGAACAGGTGCAATTATATTCTTAAAACCTGCATTCCAATATCTTCTACTTAAGTCATCATCTGCATAATTGCCTCCAAGATTTGGAAAGTTTTCATCTATTCCACCTACTTTCCAAAAATCTTCTACCTTCGTCAGAGTACAGCCTAATATCACTCTTTTCGTGATAAATGGCTGATTTATCCATCGGCTCCTAACCGCATCTTGCAAACCTGAAGCATATGTGAAATATGTGCCAACCAAACCTGGGTTGTTTGGTTTATTAACTTGGTATACCTTACGCAATATTTCAAGCCATTTTGGTGTTACAATTATATCGTTGGTTCCGAGTACAACCATTTTATAAGAAGCCGCTTTAACACCTTGATTAAGTGCTTTACAGTAACCTAAGTTCTTCTCATTATTTATAGTTATTATATTTTTATACCTATTAAGTAACTTCAAAGTTGCTTTGTCTTGTCCATTATTAACTACTATTAGCTCATAATCTTTAGTATGCATCCTGATCGACCTGATACAAAGATCCAGGTATTGCGGCAACCTATAAGTAACTATGACTATGCTTGTTTTCATATTGGATCACACTCCATAATAATTTTCTCGCCTGTAATTAAGTTAGTCTTTGTCGCTTCGAATTCTGTTTTGGTATCCATGAATATCTTGCAAACAACCTGATATTTAAAACCGCCCCAATTAACTTTATAACCTAAGCCAATGTGATCGATCATAGGTGTGCTAGGAGCTGCTAAAGGACCTGGATTGAAATGTATCGGTATGCTTGTTTCTTTATAAAGAATAATTCCTTCATTATATTTCAAAGGAAGATCAGAACATTCTAAAGTTCTAGCTACTTTCCCATCGGGCATATCAGCGTAAAAGACACCATTCTTTAAATCAAGCCAAAGGTCATATTTTCTTCCAGGATACCTCCCACTATACAAAGGAGTGGAAACATATTGTCCTCCTCTTGCGAAAATATGTACTTTCGATAAGTTCGCTTTATTAATGTCCTTAAATCTCCTTTCTGATCCATCTGGTTCAATTTCATCAATAATTGTCCCGTCAACAAGCTCAGCTTTCCAGAATGGTCGAAGCCAAAGATTAACATACTTTGGAGAAAAGAATATTCTAGCCCTTATTTCATAAGGCAATACATTAAATTTCGTTGTTAAATCCTGTTTTGTTAAGATTGGTTTTTCAGACATGTGATCACCTCAGACCATTGCATTGGCCTGAGTAATCTTATAATTATTGCATTAACTATATTTATAAGACAATCTATAGCTAAACTCGTCCCATGTACCATCTTCTGCATCAGCTGGCGGTTTGATAGCTAGATATATATATTCTGTATCGGCTCCTGATGCTACATTGCTCAAATTAGAGCTACCGGGCTCAGATTCGCTTAGTGCATCCCAGTCTGCTTTGGAAGCATCTCCAATTGTCGCAGGCGAAGTATATCCTGTGGAATGACTCCAGTGGTGCGACCAATCTGCTGCCGCGTTTAAAGAAGCTGCTCTCGAGTCGTCGTATAAATCGTTGGCCCAAAACCTTAAGTCTTCTGCATCGTTCAATGTAAATGTCGCTACAACGCAGTGTGCGTCTCCCCAGGTACCAGCATCTATGGTACCATGATCCAATGTGGTTATTTCTGACTTATCTGGGGTTGTCCCAGTACAGAGATACCACTTTACACTTGGTGCTGCCATACTTATTTCACCTCTTTTATATTTGTCATTTAAGATGACCCTACAGATATTTTAGTAGTATCAGTTGCAGCTATCTGTGCTGCTGTAATCGTAATATTTGACTCTCCCACAACAGGTGGAGGATTCTTTGAAACTTGCAGATCTGCAATATCTGCAACTCCCGCAGTATCCATCACCACATCGACTATACCGAAATATAACACATCTTCTCCTGCTCCAAGATTGTTTATATAATTATCGATTTCAGCTGCTACATTGTCCAGTGTATCTAGGGGAGCATCCTCAGTTAATGTAATTGTGCAATCAACATAAATGTCTATTATTGTCGGGGATACCCAAGTAACTTTTATGCCCGCTGGCCTCGTTTCCTCAATAGCCTTATCTACTTCATTACTATCGAAGTTACCAGCTACCACGAGAGATAATGTATGTAAGTCAAGGTTCTCATCATATGATACACTTTCAACACCTGCAACAGCATTAACAGCGGCCACTATGGAAGCAACTGTTCCCTTCCCAGCTACAGATAGTGCTGTTTTGCATCTATATCTCAAAGAAACGTCAGATTCTAAATCTATTCCACCTGTAGTAGCAGAGTTATTATTTACACTCGTAACTCCTGAAATCGCTGAGGGAATGACGGTTATAGAGTCCGCGGCAAGATTACCGCTTGTACCTGCAACTACCGCTACTATGTTAATGTCTACAGTCCCTCCTGCTTCAATAACTTTCTCTTCGGTTGTTTGAAATTGTATACCTCCAGTAGATTCGACAATCCATCCTTCAGGTATAGTCGTACCCGGAGAACCAGTAACTGTAATAACGCCTGTTGCTGGAACTGCAGGATTTCTATAAATTCCCATAACAGCAGCAATGTTATTTAGTGATGCAGATTCTGCAAAGTCAATGTATGTGTTGTAATATGCCGCTTCTAGAGCTTCCCAAAGAAGAGCTTCTTCAAAAGCAATCACTTCCATGAATTTCATCAATGTCGAATGTGGGTTTAGATCCACATCTGTACCGAAGTACTGCACAGCATATGCTTTCTTCTCTTTAATTATATCGTCAAACGTTTTCAGTTTGAATCCTGATGATGTTACTCCGAATGTCATTTATCACACCGTTATATTCAATTCAATTGTAGACCCTTTAGTTGTTGTTAGATTTATTGTAACTGGTATTTCCCTAAATGCTGTTATATCACCTATTTCGATGCTATTAATGCTAGCAAGGAAAGGATATGTTTTGAGTGCTTTTCTTAAAAGAAATTCCAGTAAATGTTTGTCAGCTCGAGAATCAACTACTCTAGGACTATCAAAACCAAATGTTCGATGAAACATATCTTCTCCATACATAGTACGCAATAAAATGCAAATATCCTGAACTACTTTTTCTTCATCTTCCACGGTCTGTAATCTACCGTCTACAAATCTAATATTTGCAGGTATATGCTGCACTCTCCATAACTGTAGTGTTGTTCCATACGTATTCATGCAAACACCCTATCTGCTCCTTCTATCATAGTATCTCCACGAGAGTCCTTATCTCCTACTCTGCTAACTTTCTTACCCGTAGATTCATCACAGTTTAGGAAAATCTTACCATCTGTTTTCAAATAAATATCGCCATTTTCTTTTAATATGATTTGGCTGAATCCTGTAGATGTTTTTCTGATAATTGTATAATCTGTAGGATCTTCTTTTTGTGGAATCTCCTCATTTCTTACATACAATCCACCAATAACAATAGCGTCAGAAACTGCAAATTGTCGTGTCATAACAGGATCATCTACTTCTTTATCTATTAATAATTTATCTAGAGCATATCTTGAGAATACACATAATACTACATCACCAACTGCAAAATCAGGAATTATCGTACAATCTTTTCCCCTTTGCAAACATATCGGTACTTCTGCTATTATAGGTGGCTCTTTCTCATTTGGTTTAACTTTCAGTTGCACTTTACATCTAAGTGTAGCATAGTCAATTTCCCTTATGATCACAGGAATGCATGTCCAGAAATTTTTAAGTCTGTATTCTATCTGTTCCCTCACTCTTATTCCAGCGGATTTAGCAGGCATTTTATCATTCCTCATATAATGAAAATATATTAACTCCCTCACCCAGAGGATGTATCTGAGACAAGGGATAAAACTTAACTGCAGTCCTTGATGTCACAGGAGAAACAGACATTTCTGCATGATGCCTGTACTTATCTGAAACAAACCTTACAGTATCTATCATACAGGTTGCATTAAGAATTGGATGCTCGATCTTCACAAGATGACGGACTGCTAACCCGTAATATAGGAAGCATTTTACTTTGTAACTCGTTCTCAAATCGACCTTTTCAGAATATGTTTCCTCAGAAGGTGTAACTGAAATGAGACCTGATCTGTTGTTGAGCACATATCCAAGCTCCTCAATGTATCCATCTTCTTCCTCTATAACATTAACAACTGAACCTGTTTCCACAAATTTCCAGTGATTTTCGTCGCATATTTGCTTAATAGCTTGATAATATGTTTCTCCTGTAGTACCAGAAAACTCCAAATGATCATATGTTAAACCGTCACTTTCCGGCAACTGACCGAGACCTGCACCTGATCTTAAAATCAGTTGAGATATAGCTGCTTTCGCAGTGACAGGGGTCGACCATGTAAGATTCTGATCCACCTCTTCAGATAATAAGCTTTTTATTTGGCTCAAGCACTGTAACTTAACTTCTAAGTCAGGTCTTTTAATTTCAACTTGCTTCGTATTTACATACCCTGTAAAAATGACACCATATGATAAATCGGCAAATGTTTTCGCCATCGCGTCATGTGCACGATAATTCTCTATCATATCTTCTATAAGAGTTACTTTCATTTCAGAAGTAGGCACATAACCAGCTGCCAGAGTTACACTGGAGCCACACGTAATATTTTTTATTGTGCTTTCTTGTAAGTTAAACAAACGTATCTTTGCCTCAGTAGCATTTGCATTGTCATCTCCTTTCACATCGAAAAATATATGGCTATCACTATCACGTCCTTGTTGGCTGAATGTCAATGACTTGCCTTCTAAGTTTTTGATATTTAACCATATAAATTTTTCAAACATTCAATCACACATTGTCCCTCTAATTCTGATATCGACTCCAGGAAAGTTGTGGTTTTTACACAAAATTAAGAAAGCTAAATGTCCTTCCGGGTCAGTACCAGTGTATTCAGCTACCTTATTACCATCGAGACTTTCCCATACATATCCGCTGAAAAAAGCAAAATCTTCAGGATATCCTGTTTTGTTAAAGGGCTCTATCATCAAATGTGTCCTTCCTTCGGCAGTAGGAACTTTCGGTGGCTCCCATCGAAGATGACACACACATTCCACCTTTTCTCCATGTATCCATATATTAGTTCTAATGCGCTGTGAAGGAGCTTCTGGATCTTGTTCAAAGTCCAAATAAATTTCCTTTGCGAAATCACTTTCTTCTCCTCCCCAAAATGAAGAAGATCTCAAAGATCCCCACTCCCTCAAAATCGCGTTATAATCAACCGGCACAGGAGATCTTTTTGGTGTCTCTAAATCACCATTCCTGTAAAAAAAATCTTTTTCTACATTCGCATATACATCCTCACCTTCAGCTATCCGATGTAAGACTTCTACCTTTATTTCTGCTATTTGTATCTCTTTTAGCATGATCGAAGCGGAATAAGTATTACCAGAAGCATTATCGGTTGTTACTTCCATGCTTTCTATTACCATATGCTCAACATACCCTGTCACGGTAGAGAAAAACTCTACAGGCACTTTCTTATCACGTAACCATATCAGATGCTTGCACTGTCTATCTCTAAAGCGGTCACGCCCAGAGAAAAAAGTCACATCTAACCTAACTTCAAGTGGCTCATTTACAATAAAGTTGGTGATTTCAAAGCCCGGCTCAACTGGGTGTGTTACAATGTCATTTTTGAACTCGTGCCTGGCAACTCTCACTCCTTCTAACCAAAACCCTCCTAGAGTAACGGTCTCATTTTCAGACACAATCCAATCTTTCATCCTATCACCCTCTCAAACTCTTCATCATGTGCTCTTAATACACTTTCTGTTATTTCTTCACCTACCATCTTTGCAAAGTCACTGTCGCTATTTACTGTATTTCCATGCACATCAACATTAATGTATGTGGTCCTCTTTGTAGTTGCAGTCGTGGAAACAGGTGATGTGACGGGAGCTTCAGCTCTTTTTTTCAGAGCATAATATGAGACTCCTGCTGCTCCTATAGCTAGAGCCAGCCATCCAATTGGTCCCATCAAAAGCTGAGATAATGTGAGCTGAGTATTCATAAACATTAATCTTTTGGCTACCATAAGAATTAAGATTTGTAATTGGTTCCAAAACCACAAAATTGCTTTAGCTGCAGATATCGCTATATTTATTTTCCAGAATAACATGGTAGCTGCATTTAAAGCTGCAAATGCAAAAACTAAAGCACCTATTGTAGCTACTCCTTTACCAAAAACAGCATTCAAAGATTCATACACGAGCATCGTAACTTGAGCAATTTTATACACTGCAAATAAATATAATCCTGCTTTAAACATTAATGGTAATGCTGTTTTTAATGTTGCTGAGAACATCTGAAGACCTGTAGTCACCAACGCCATCGGTCCTGCTACACCTGTATATTTTACACCCATAATAGCAATAGATGAAACCATCATAGCTAGAGGAGCAATGATACCAAAAACAGCTCCTGCTAACGTGGTTGTAGCACCTGCTATCAACATAATGTTAGATACTACTCCTTTGCCAGGCAACTTCAGAACTACTCCATAGACCAGCCTTAGTAACTTAAATATAAGCTCAAGTGCAGGTGTTATTTTCTTTGCATATGTAACATAAATAGTCTCGATATCAGATTTCATAAGTTTTTGAAGGCCACTGAGGGTTTGCAACAGCTCAAATCTCTTTTCTTCAGCATAACTCGCTTTCTCAATTGCTTTGGTATAATCATTAAAATCATCAGTGCTTGATCTAATAATTTTATCTAGTAATTCTGCTTCCTTGGCAGACATACCTAGTGTGTCAGTAAAGTACTTCATGTAAATTTCGCCTTCCTGAACCTGATTTCTCCAATATTTCAAAGTATATGTAGTATCGCGGAAACCATGGCTAACAAGAGCGCTTTTCACTGCCCATGCTTCTTGAGCTTTTGTGTTTTCTCTGATGACATCTCCTCCCTTGTCCATGAGCATAAGATAGTATGTACCGTACCTGAGACCAAATAATGCATTTAAAGCAACAATTTTCTCCTGTTCAGAAAGACCTGCTAGTTTGTCATTCAGCTCGTCAATAACACCTGCAAGATCTTTCATCTGTCCTTCTTGCGTTTCAAACTGGAAACCATACTTTCTTATAACTGCTTCTGCACCGACTGCTTCTTCATTAACAATACCAATTGCTTTCGCAACTCTAGTCAATCCAGTTCTCAAGGCCATTCCTGCTTTAGAGCTTTCGATACCAGCATCAGCTAATATCATTAAAGCAGAGACCATGTCTGTAAGTTCATAGTTAAGTTCTGCTGCAATACCTGCAACATAAGGCAAAGAAATGCTCAAGGCATGCATTGTATTCAAAGAATTTGTAATTGCATATGTTAAAGAATTAACAACATAATTTAAATCTTCTACCTCGAGCCTGAAACCTCTTATAAGCTGGGTTGCAAACTTAGTAGCAGCTGCTGTATCTAGCATTCCAATTGTCGCCAGAGCAAGTGTTGCTGGAAGAGCAGTTATAATTTCATTTGCTCTAAATCCTGCTAAAGCAAACTTTTGAGCAGCTTGACCAATCTCAGTTGTCATGAACTCGGTTTGCCTGCCCAAAGAAAGAAAAGTTTTTCCAAGATGTTCTGTTTCTGCTGCTGTTGCATCTGCGATAACAGCTGTCCTTTTTAAAGTTTGTTCATAAACCGCAAAAGCTGATACAGACGACTTGACAAAGCCCATTAGATATTTGCTGGCAGCATTCATCAACCTCGACATTTGCCAAGCGCCAAAACCCATGTAAAGGAAAGTGGCTCTAACTCCCCTTCCTTTTAGAGCCAGTTCATCCATCGACGCTCCCATTGTATGGATACTCGAAATTGACTCTGAAAGGCCTGTAACGCCTAAACGCGTAACTAGTGTTGAGAGTTCGAAAGCCACTTACTCACCTAAATACTTTAGTACCAGGTTTGATTTTTGGTTCACTGGGAGTTGTTTTTTCTATATAGTACTTCAGAAAAAAACTTGCCTCCCTTATTTGTGCAACAGACCATTGTTCGACTTCTCTTGGGGAAAGACCGAACTCCTTAGCAATTAAGTACATTTCTACTTTGGCATTTGCACTGGACTCAAGTTTTTTTGGACCACCTCTGAAACACCCAAAGCATCTTCTATTTTTGAAACCAAAAGTATCAGAGCAGAAGTCTTTAACTTCCCGATTTCAATAGGTGGTTCAACAACACAAGCACCTATCAAATCTTTTGCATATGTTGCTCTGTTTATATCCATGCCATTTCTTGATCTTTCTGTCAGTTTCAAATAGTCGTAACCTGTCAAAGTCTTGATTTTTATGTCAATCCCCAAAACATTTATTGTTTTTGTTTCTGTGGTGGTATATAATACTTCTACACCTGCCATCATGGCACCTCTCTGTAGTTATATCCAATGAATGTAAACTCCAAATCTGGAGATTCTTTTTCATTGGTAGCGTACTCAGGTGGCTTTGAAAGCATTGCATATTCGATAACTATTTCTGAAAATCCAGTCGATGCTGGTGATGCTGAGGTCACTCTTATATTCGTTACTCTGTGTCCCTGCAATTGCGCATTCCAAAGATCTCTAAGATATCCAACTTCAGGAGATGTGCTTTTTAACTTCACTGAAACTTCGGCAGCAGTACTCGGATCAACATTGAATCCTACTTCTCCCTTAAGTCCTTTGATCAGTGTATTTTCTGGACTTGGTGTAATTGTAAGTCCAGCAGGTGCAAATTCAGTCAGCTTCCTTTCTCCTATATATACGTCGATATCTCTTATATCGTACACGTGTGGTTCTGCCATTTTCATTCACCTGTTAAATTTATATTTCTTCTATTCTTTAATATACATTATGTTAAATCTTTATTTCCAAGTTCAACATAATTTTCTGTATGTGTCCTGCGAGATATGCTGTTACATAGACATCTTTGAGAATTCTGTTTACTCTGTCTGACGTAGGTATATTGTCAAAAACTGGCATTTCAATAGAATATCCTTTTTGTACATCACCGTACTTATCTACCCAGGGTGCTCTGAGTGCTTCATCAGCAACTGCTTGCTCACAGGCAGAAGCTATTTCCGATCTGATGGTAACTAATGCTCTTTGCTCATAGGGTATTCTCTCATTCATCAGCAATGTATCCAATCTATCTTTTATCAACTGAGTCAAGTAGTACTTGGTTCTTGTTATATCAATATACTTATAATCACCGCCTTGCGTCGTCAAACCATTGGACATCACATCAGTATCTATCTTATTTATAATTGCATTTATTTTGTTTGGTTCAAGATCTTGTTCTACTTCAGATCTTGTATGGTATGTCGTCGTAGACAGACCGTAAACTCTCTTCCACATTAAATTCATCCATGGTTGGAGAGTAGCAATTCTTCCTGCTACGGCAGATGCAATATCATCTTCGTTTTGTGTAGTAGCCATTACAACAACATTTGGAGAGTCAGTAAGGTAACCTATTGCAGTCTTTATCTGTGCTGTTGTATCTCCTGCTTTTGTCTCGATTGGCATTACTCTCTCTTGATCATCACAGAAACCGATACACTTATCCAAATCACCAAGATGGCAATCTGCTGCTGGTGTATCTGCTATTACCACTACTTGGTTATCGGCATCTGAGAGAACAGAAATTATCGAATCCCAATCAATGTATGTATAGGATGTCACCACTAAACCTGCTCCTGTCCCAGATATCATATTGTCGTCTATACCGACAAAACCTGTTATCGGATTAACCCAAGCTTCTCCTGACGCACTAGCTGGCATATTTGAAGCGCTAGCATCTGGTTTCCATTTTACCGTGGCTGACACACCATCCCCAGTTATTGTGGGCAATGTCTCCCCGCATGGAGGATAATGCGCTAATGTCATACTGACATCATCTACGTCTGCTGCAGCTTCATCTGTTACAGTCTCTATCTTTGCCCTTATTATCCAAAGGTCTCTTACTTGCTGAGCAAAAAATATCCTTGCAGATTCATAGATATCAGTTGACGAGCCAAACTGGGCAGCAACATCAGCAAGTCTTTCGAAGTGCAAATATGAATTGTAACAGTACGTTTGCAATTTTGGTATTTTGTTTTTGTCTCCATCAGCAATGTTACATACAATTTCTTGTTCTGTGGTACTGTAGTTGTACTTTCCTGTATCAGGTGTGGCAGGATAGACATTTGTCGTGTCTTCAGTATAATTCACATCTCCGATATCCACAGACTTGACATCAGTGAACTCTTGAGACATACTGAATGTCTTCTTACCACTTGCTCCTGGAGCATCGAACGTTTCTTCAGCATAACCATCTTTTGCGATTATGCAAGTATTCCCGTAGCTCCTTGTTTTGGTTCCCATTGCACTTATTGTCGTGTCAATGAAAACTGCTTCATATGGCATTTTTTCTCACCTCATTTTTTACGGATCAACTATTACTTCGGCTTCAAGCAATCTTGGCGACAATTTATCATATGCTTCTACATGTTGAAGAGCAACTGAAAATTGCCTCCTTCTCCTATCTTCGGATTGCACCAGTTGATCCAAATTTAAAATCTCAGATAAATTGAGAACCAGGAAGTTTTCAGGTTTAATATAATCATTTGCCTCATACTGGAACCATTTGTACAATTGAATTGATATTGCATCGGCTATTATAATAGGGTTTATTTGCTGTTGTCTTATTGCAAAAATGTCAACATTCAACAAATCATACAACCACCCTCCTAATTGCCGATAATAGTAATATGCTGTATATGTTACAGTGAAATCAGTACCTTCATCAGGTTTTTGAGAAATGAACGTTAAAGTACTATGATCTAAAGAATAGTTAGTAAACTCAGTTGGTGTGCCTGAATAATATCCTTCGATTTTAGTTATTTCTATATCCGCAGAAGACAATCCATAACTCCATGAAGAAGTTGCGGTAAGTGTTTCAGTTTCTACTTGCGAATAGTTCTTATCTATTTTTAAAATATCATCATTAGGGCGGTACAGGACTTCAGATTTCCTCACGTAGCTTAAAACTATTGCTGGAAAAACGTTGTCCTGAAACTGGTTTGCATAAACTATTGAAGGAGTGAAGGTTTTTCCTTTCACTGTATACGTTGTAGGTATATTCCTTTTTAAGGTATACTTCTGGTCCTCAGAAAGCATACAAATCACCTGCTTATGGTTTTATTAATCTATACATATATATTCCAAAAAGATTATAATAATCTTGTTTGAACGTGATGGTGTAAACTTGAGAATGATATACTATTTGATCACCGACATCTAAAGATTTATCAGTATATAATCTAACACCCCCAAAATCTGTAATTCCAGGTAAATTTGGAACCCATGTATCTTGAACCCTCAAAGCAACAGCTCCACGTATGGTGAAGGAACTTGTACTCGGGTTCGCATATCCTTCATCATCTACTGTGAAATTCTTGCTCCTCACCTCTATATCCTCCATAAATGGTTCAATCGCTTTTAAAATATTCATATCTTACTCCGCCGCAGGCATTTTCCATTCTGTAATCACTCCCTTGCCCGTTATAGGTGGCAGGAATTCTCTCATTGCTTGTGTCACATACTTTCTGCAAATATATGGAAACTGTATTCTAGTTGCAGCTGTGGCTGGCCCCATGAAAGGTCTTGCTGGTATATTTACAAACTCCAAATGTGGACTTGCAGCAAATCCCAAACTCCATAATTTTCTAATCATAGGAGGCACTTTTCCAGTTCCGGGAGGCACTTTAATTTTCATTCCAAACTCATGGACTGCTGAAAATAAATATGTCGACTCTACTTCATATTGCCCTTCCTTAACTTTTCGAACGACGATACCTCTGAAAATCCTTCCAGAAGTACCTCCCAAAGGTGGAACTCCTTCTCTTCTCATTCTTGCTTCTTTTTGTGTTAAAGGAGCTGATGTTGGGAGTTTTCCATAATCAGGAAAATATTCTCCACGTGCAGCAAGTTGTATTAAAGCTTCGCTCGGTAACTTTCCAGTCTTTCTGGCAGCAGCCTCCCTAAAGCTCTTCCAATGACTGAAAGCATCTTCTAGTTTCCCCACATATTGCACAGTAGAAGGTCTAATTGCTGGCACCCAAGGACCGAAATCAGTCCCTCCCTGCGTGAAGTATTGTTTCAGTTTTGTGTACATAAAGTTGGCGGACTCTTTAGCAGCATCAGCATAACCTTTTTTCAATGCCGCTATAGCCATGGTAGAATTGTTTCTATAATAGATTCTAACTTTTTTTCCTTTTAACCTAACCATACCAATCTTCACCTGCTTCAATATCAGGTCGATTTGAATCAAACATATAAGTGGAAACAGGCTCAGTTCCAGTTGGAGTTTCTAAATCTTTTATTGCTAGCATGGCAAGGTCATAAAGATTTTTAGCTCTTAACTGCAAATTTTTTCTAACTGTAATGTCTGCAACTTTTACAGATTCATATAAATCAGAAGAGATAAAGGCAATGTAAGCAGCATATCTTCTGACAGCTGTATCAAACTTCATCCCTCTTTTATCAGTATGTCCAGCAATTTCATTTTCAGCATCATTTATAATTTTTTCAATTGCGTCATCTGATAAAGCGACATCAGTTAACAATTCCTTTATCTCTTCGATAGAAACAGACATTTGTTCTCACCTAGAGCACATAAGCCAATAGTTCTATGAAAACATAGGCACATGCAGAGATTGCAGATACATATATTGCGAGCTTTCTCAAGTCAATTTCTTGTTGAGCTTTACCACTTTTAAGGAGAGCTTCGGTCTCGATCCTAAATTTTGTATTTTTAAAGATCTGCTGGTCTTGTGCATTATTTTTCAAAACACAATCGCTCACTCTACCATTTAAGCTCTTAACCTGCATTTCAAGTCCAGTAATCCTTTCAGTTATCTTAGATTGCCCGTCTTTCAATGCATTGAACATGTCGAACAGTTCAGTATTTTTAACCATTCTCACCACACCAACTTTTGTACCTTAAATGAAACTATTGCAGCTGTTTTAGTTTCGTCTGTAGCAGTAGATTTCATTTGGATTTTAAAGTTATCGGTCAGTCTAATTGTCTCCGTAAAAGAGGAGTCAGTAGTCGGCAAACTGGCGCCATTGGTATCGTAAGGCCAAACTTGCTCTTCGTTTGCGTTCACGATACGGTATAATGGACTGCCAGTCCAACCTGCGCTCATAGATCCTTTTATAGACTTAAGAACAACAAAAGTACTGTCAGGTACCGTGTAGTCAACTAAGTCAACCCAGAAAGATCCAGATGCCGACTGTATAGCATAAGATGTTTCTTGATATAATGTCTCGCCTGCAATGGCTGTAGCTATTTTTGCAATAGATTTCATCGGCATAAAAACGCGCCTCAATATCTAAATGTCACAGCTACACACATATCTGGGTTCGCTAGACCGGAACTTTCAATGCTCTTCTCGAAAGAAATCACGTCTCCCTCAGACAAAGTAGCATTATCGACTGTCAGCTCAATACCTTCCCACCAAGCCCAGCTTTCGGTACTTGGAGTCATCGATTGTATTGCAACAACTGTGGTTTGCGTCTTATTATTTATCTTCATTACGAAGTAGTTAGTATCGTCACCTGAAATACTTGCTGCCGGTACAACAACTATCTTTGTAATTGTTCCATCACGAGGAGCAACGAAAATGGGCTTCTCGAATGTTTCTTCAGCAGTACCTTCAGGTATTTGAGCTAAGGCGATCTTCTCAATATGATGCTTTTCCTTGATTCTCTGTTCAGTGTAAAGGTCAGCCATGAAGATCACCTTATCAGACAGACTTTATTCTAACTACTGCATCTGACAAAACCAATTTGGGCTGTTCCCACTGTGCAATAGCTATTGCATTGTAGAACTTAGCACCTCCATCAATTTTCTTCGCCATCTTTGGTCCATCACCAAGCGCTAGTGCAGGTGCTTTAGAATCAAGCACATAACATGTTGATGTGTAGTTTGTTGCAAACTGCATTGCTGGATGGCTTATAATTTTCAAACCACATATCTCTCCTAGCTTTCCCTTTTCAGTAATGCTGTCTTTTCTTATGTACTTTTTAACCTCTTCATTAGAAACTAGCTTTCCATAAAGAGTAGGGTACATCACAATAGTATCTGCTGTAAGACCTTTTCTCAAGCTTGCTATATGTGTAACTGCAGCCATGATATCGTCGGATGGATCGTTAGCTTCACCCCAATCTGAACCTGTTATATCATTTGTTGCAGGCAATGCATCAAGGGCTTCTACTATGTCTTGGTTTTCCATCTGTGCTAAAGCAGTAGCCGCGTCTTGTGTGTTCATCTGAAGCAAATCAACATTTGACTGTCTTTCAGCTTCTTCTGAAACTGCCACATGAACTACATTCTTTCCAAATGCTGCAAGGTCGAAATTAACTTTTGTGTAAGCTACCGAATCGAGCTTCGCTTCCTCAAGTTCTTTAACATGTCTCACACCTGCGAGAGATGTTGCTATTCTTATTTCGGCAGTAAGCTCAGGCATAGGTATAACTCTACAAATCTTTCTTAGCTCCATTTCCTTTTTTGCAAGTCCCAAAACCTGCTTGACTATCACTCTTTCTTTAACATCAGTTATTTTGCTAATGTCAACAAATCCTGAATCGGCCATTTATATCACCTCAGAACCCCAACCTTATCAGCACTTCTGTATCTGCTGCAGCTGCATCTTCAATGACAGTACCTACTATTTCTTTGAAGGTACCGCTAGAGTAATCAAATATTGTTACTGAACCAGCTGTGGATGAAACCTCCACCCACTCCTTAGCATGAAGTGCTTGTCCTGTTACTTTTTTAACCCACACTACACCAGACTCTAATATTCTGACAGTCTGTGCTTTGTCGGTTACAGTATCTAACGCAACCCCGAATGGCCCTGCGCTTGTATTGGTTGCCAACATAAATCCATCGTTGTTGCTTTTATCCCAGCAGACTACTTGACCTCTTGTGAAAGGGTTAGAAGCTGCTGCTGCGTCCGTACTTGACACGTTCTTAATAACGTGCAAATCAAATTCTTTCATTATGTCTCCTGCTGTGGCCATTTTTAATCACCTTCCCAGGGAATATAGTTATCCCCGAACATTTCCTTTCCTATTTTTTCCTCATCAGACAGTTGCGGCTCGGCAGAAAGTTTTGCCTTCACTGGTTTTTCAGCAGGCTTCTCTTTCTTAACCGGTATCTGGCTTAGTGTGGCTCTTATAACATTCAAAGAGTCGATAGACTGCTTATTTAGCTCCTCCTCATTCACATCTAAACTCAGAGCTTTTTTCATTCTAACGATGTCTTCGATAGTTTGCTTTTTCTGCATTTCCTCAAACTTTGAGAGCTTTGCAGACAACTGTTCATTCTGTTCTTTGAGCTGTTCGTTTTCTTGTTCAAGGCTAGAAATTTTATTTTCTGCCTGTTCTTGTTCCGCATCCGCTGTATCTTTAGGATATTCCTTATATCCCTTGGGAGTAACTATTATATACTCGATAGCTGTCCCATCAATTTTCAACGGCTTGCTGTCCGGAAGAGGATACTTTTTCAGTGCCTCATCTTCTGGCATTTTATCACCAATATAAAATAGTTCTCAATATATAATATCAGTACGTTGAATTCACACTGTAGAATGCCTATTTAATCGGCGGATAGCGGCCCTTGCGTCATCAACCGAAATGAGATCTGCAAACAGATCATATAGAATAGAAAAATATTCCTTCTTGCAATGTATTTCAGGATACAAGATTTGCACTAAATTAAATACTTCGACCTCATGATAGAAGGTGAGATTGAATGTTTTACTGAGCCTGTAAACACTACCTGCTTGAAGAATTTCTCTGAACTTTTCAAGCACATGTTTTTTACTATATATAACATTAATTCTAGGTTTGTACTTGACAAAGGCAATGCTCATGCAGACATCAAAAAAGCCTGCGACATATGAAAATGGAGGAGATGAAGAGAATTTTATATCTGAATGCAATGTTCTTCTAACATCGTGAAGAATTGCTCTTCTTGTAAAGATATCAAAATCAGCATTCAGAAAGTCAATTACATTTTTGAGTTTTTGATCTTTTAATCTTAAAAAGGGAACGAGGGATTGCAATTCGCAAATCTGGTCATTGTTCCAAACGATCGCACATGTTCTTTTGTTCTTAATAAAGTTTCCTGTACTGACCTTTTCATAATACCAATACAAAAAGTCAGCATCCCGTAAGTTCAGTGTTATTTTGAATTTGCCTCTTTTTTCAAAAAATCTTGACTTAGCGTCAAATACACCAGCTAAATATTCTTCAAGCGTCATTCGAATCTCCTTTTATCACACAAACTCCACATGCTGGATTTTTTACTAATGATAATCTTTTGTATTCTATTATTTTCTTTACTATCTTCCTAACCCTATCCACATCTATGATAGCATCGATTGACAACCCATAGCATCCCGCAGGATCTTTATATTCTTCATCAAATATATTGAGACTTACAACAAGATCTTGCCCTTTCATCTTCGCAGAGCCAGTCTCACCTACAATCATTCCCTCTTTATGCTCAACATCAATAGGCACATGTTCGATTTTATGTTGAGATGCTTTTATCACTTCAGGAGGATAATAAAATCCATTCCAAACACCAGGAGATAATGCAACTCCTTCAGGTATACGAGATAATGTCAATCTAGACAATGTACGTGTTTTAGAAACATTCCACATATTTGCTCCTTTTTCCTTCGTAAACAACAACAATCCGACTCCTTCCAAATCTATTTTCTTTAGTAAAGGTTCATCTTCATATATAATTGCCTTACCTGCTTTCAGTTGCTTCATAAAGCAAGGAGTGGCTTTAGTCGGATTTTCTACAGTTCCTGGTTTTATACTCTCAGGTTCTTTCTCACCTATGGTCAAAAACTTAATATCTGCAGGTTTTTCTAAGTAACCTGAAGTACTTTCCGAATTTATAATGTTATTAGACAGTACAAAATGCTGTACTTTCTTGCTACCAGGCTCTTTTATATATAGATCATAATGTTGCTCAGTTGGTCCTTCTCTAATCGGTGATGGTCCCTTCCAATAATGATGTACAATAGCGTATTTTCCTGTCGATAAATGGACTTCCTTCCTTTTAATTGCTTGAATTAACAGCTTTCTTGCCTCAAAAGCGCCCTTAGAACTACTAATTTTCCAGTATTTGTACTTGTCAGGTATCTTGTCTCGTATATGTTTTGGTAGCTCAGAACGGCCAATTTTTGTGTGATAACCCGCAGAAATTGAGCGATTTGAAAGCACATAAGGCGTTTGATCCGCAGGAAACCAGCAAAACCATATGAATCTCGGCTTGTCACCATATGGATTTTTCAATTGCCTGCATAGAAATCTGCCTTTATACTTGTTCATATGCAGCCAATACTCGTGCATATATGTTTTTTGTGCAAGATATTCTACTGTTCCCTTATCAAATATTGAAAATACACCGTGTTCTTCTGCGGTTGCACCCACACCTCCTGGAAGAACAACCTTCTCATAGTTCAACCACTCCTTAGGTTCTGGTGATTTCGGCGTACATTGCGCTTTAATAGAGTTTCCGAACTTCCATTTTACCTTCTTGTCTGCCTCTTTAGCTTCAGAAATAGTATCAACGCTCTCTTTTATTTCACCTTTCGGAGCAGCAAAGATGGTCCATCCTATTAAATCATCAGGTCTTTCTAATCTAAGATCAAAATGAGCCGATTTTCCTCTGTAATGACTGTGTAATGTTGCTTTCCAAGTCTTGTTTTCGTCAGGTGTTATCATTAATTCATTCGTCAAACGAGCTTCTTGCCTTTCAAGAGAGTTGAACATCTCAACTAAAGCGTCTAATTCATTAACAACATAGACCTTTGGTCGGTCAATTGTGGATAATTTTGCATGAAAATCCAATTTTGACAGAGGATCATAGAACAAAAGCACATCCAAATCAACTTTTTTCATGAGTTCGACTGCCAAATCCCAGTTAGGTTCGCTTGATTCGTAGGGTTCCACTATTGTATCTGGCGATAAAACTCCTTTTTCTAGTGATAATATGTAGCAAGGTATCTTTTCTTCTTCACACTTTTTAACAAATTGCTGAATTCTTTCGCTTTTATAGAATTCTCTTGCAGGTGCTGATGCAGAAAGACGTTCTTCTCCGCATATAGCAATAGCACCAATATTCAATTGTTCTTTTGTTTGTAACAATCCTGCCTTCTTAGCAATGGTAACTGCCTCATTTATATCATCTGGCTCAATTTCTATTGGTCTTTTTTCCATAATTTTCGGTTCATAAATGCCAATATCTACAATTCCATCCTTCTTATAATAAAATAATGTATGGAATGATACTGTTACAACGTCACCTTCAGATAATTTTCTCTTTGTATTGAATGTTTTTCCACAACGTATGATATTTTTATCTTTAACTTTCACAATCTTATCCTCATTTACCTTTACTCCTTCAGGTATCAGCAAACCTATATAATAATTATATACATCTGGTGTCTTAGTTTCTATTTTTTCTAGTACACATGCATGAACTTCTGCATATTTTTTAACCTTCCACCAATTTCTTGTTATACCATCTTTTTCATATATTGAAGAAAGGGCCTTAACCATAGCACCTTCAGAATATTGGAGATTGAAAATTTTCTCAATGTGCTGCTCTAATTCAGAATAGTTATTCGCAATGAGGGAAGGTGCGATGTTGAGAGGCTCTTTCGGTGATGTGAGTTCGCTCTGAGCGATGCCGAGATTTTGCAGAATTGAGAGGCGCTCAGAATATGGTTTTTTAGTTATATCGTCACCTTCCCATTCCATAATATCAAATATGTTTGCTACAACTCCCGTGTCATCGAAAGGTTCAGACTGGTGTGTTTTGCCGGCAATTACCTCACGACCTATATGTTTTCCATCAATCCATTGCTCAATTTCACAATCCAAGACGCAATCAGGAAGCTTTTTAACAGCTTCTACTAATTTAGGAAGTTGCTTACCAATTAACTTTCCATCATCAGAGAAAACAAGAACTTGATCTTCATTCTTATGTATTTGGCCACGTAATCCGTCATATTTCACCTGCACTGCCAATGGAAAACTCTTTTCTGGTATTTCTTTCTTGACATCTTCAGCTTTAAATATTTCTCTCTCTGCTCTAACACCAGCTTTTAAGGGTTTTATGAACTTGCCTGCTAACTCAACTACTTCAGATTGTTCTATTCGTTCAATTTTTTCATTGTACAGCGGATAATACGATGTAAATGGACCATTGAAGTCAGTTGCAAATAAAAAGTGTAATCTTGACCTGAGCGGTTCCTTAAACATTCTGCTGATCCTAAAAACTGCTTTCTGAACATCTGGATCATCTTCCTTTCCATTGATCAAAATGTCAATATCGCCTGTCGTTTCGCTGTTGTTTACAATTCCTCCTGTCAGAGATATGAAGGGTTTTGAAATCGTAAAGTCCTCGAATTTTTGCACGATATCCTCTAGTTTAATTAATTCGCCTTGTTGCTTTCCTGATGGTAAAGTAGTCGCATTCTTTGCTCTGATTTGATCTGGGTCAAACCACAGAAGTTTAGGATCAATTGCATTTTTAACTTCGTCCAACCACTCAAGTAAACATGTGCAGGTTGTTGTTTTTGGATACTTTTCTAGTACCGCATCTAGGTCTTGCGTTTTGTTGAATTCAAGAAGTGCTCCTATAGCATCGTCATCACAAGCACCACAATTGTGAGTGTATGTGAGTTTTCTTCTTTGGCGAGTTTCTCTGAAATGGAATACAAGATTTGGATGATTTAATTTGCAATACTTGATAACGTAGAAAGATGACCATATCCATGGAGGTCGATATTCTCTTTGCAAGTAGCGTTCAAACAAGGGCGTGTTCGCAGGTATGAATACTGGATAAAATCTTATACTGTCCACTAAGTCAGCTACTTTATCGATTGAGTTGCAGACATCTTGGATACCTTGTTTTTCATCTAGATATGGATATCTCAGCATCAAGAAACAAGAGACTTGTGCCCCTGCATTTCTTATGACCTTAACAGCTTTTTCGAAATCATTCCATTTAACAATATGATTAGCTTGTGATCTAACTTGGTCATCAGCTGTTTCCAGCTCCAAGCACACAATTGTATAAATTTTATTAACGTCTGATTTGACTTTTTCAAAGGTCACATGATGTGGAAGGCACTCAATGTGAAGTGCAGACGCACCGTGTTGTTTTGCCAGCTTTATTAGTTGATCTCTTTCATCTTGAGTGAGCTCATTATACCAACTGCCACCGAAGTGATACATAACCATGAATTCTTTATCTTGCATCTTTCTAAATTCAGGTCTCCCAAATGCCTCTTTTGCCTGTAAAACAACTGATCTGAAATTTGTTCTTTTCTCCTTACTAAATGTACAAAAATCACATTTACCCCATTCACAACCATCTGTCTGTAAAATGATATCATAAGCAGGCATGAACTTTCCATCTTTCAAATTTTCACCTAAATCAACATAAACCTTCTTGGATAAAGTTGAAGGGAGAGGGCAGATGTATGCCCTAACCCCTTCAGAAAGTTCTTTTAAGCCTCCTGACCCTGCACACTTCTCCGGAGGAAACTGTCTTACTCTCCAGGTATTTTCAGTCTCTCTGGAAGTTTCAGCTTTGAATCCATGTGATTTAGCCCATGCCAAAGCTTGCTCTCTACTAAACTTGCTTTTGTCAAATATCAGTGTTTGTATGTCAGAAGATTCCTTAACTGTTTCCCCTAAAGGACTATTATGTTGCATTCCTCTCTTTTTCATTTCCGCTACAACTTTGTTGTGATAAGATATTATTTCATCTTTTGTCCAATCACCAAAGCTACCAAAACGTTCCAATGCGGCATATGCTCGGTGTGCCTCAACATGTGCTCCAACTAGCTTTTTATCGTCCATCTCTGTTATATTGTCATCCTTGTGCATGTTCTTTATGCCAATCAATCCAAAGTCCTCAGGGCTTTTTATATGTATTGTCATCTACTTCACCTCTTTCTTGTTTTTCTATTGGTATATAACTACCTAAAGCCAGCAATTCCCACGCCTTTCTTGGTCCTATAATTTTCGATTCTACTAACTTCACCACTGCTTCTGACAACGCAACCAATTCTGTTTTATGATATGGTTTCCAATTATGTACTGCTCTGATCTTTTCTTCTAGACCATGCTTCTCGATTATTTGTGAGTATAATTGCCTTTCCACTTCATGTTTAAGATATGCCTGAATACCTTCTACTTGAGATTCGTACATTGCTTTAATACTAAATTCTAAGGTTGCTCTGTTCATTGTGCGCTCTCTTGCAAGCAGTGCTTTCGGTACACCAAAGTTACCAATAATTTCTTCATTAACCGCCTCCCATGCAGCAATTAGCATCTGTACATTCGGAGACATTTTAATGACAGATGCCTCAACATTCTTGTTATAAACTACTGAGTTACCAGGTTTCAACTTTTCACTGAACTTTAAAAGTTCTTTTTCCTCTTCCTCTTCAGTTAGCGTTGTGGTATCCATTTGAAACAAACCGACAGGCGCCCAAAGCCGAAGAGACGCTTCCTTTATGTCAAACTCCAAATGCTTCTTTAATCTGACAGCGTCTAATATTGGCTCAATTCTAGAGAAGCCTGTATAGTCTTCTTCTAATGGGTTGTTCATCAGATAAAAAATTTCGTCTGGTGCATATGTTGTATCTTCATCGTACACATACTCTTCGATTTTAAAATGCTCATCCAAACTTACTTTTATTAAATTGGCTCTAAGAGGCAATAATCTTACAATGTTATCTTCATCATCTTTTACAATTTCGAATGGAGCAATACCATAAATAGCCATTTTTCTTGCTCCTATGTTTAACATATTCTCGATATTAATATCATAGCACATCTTCTCAATTTCATGTCTGATTCTCTCGTAGTCAGAAACTCTAACATCTTCTTGCAAAGGTTCAAGAGTAACAAAGTATCCTTTCGATGTTGCAAAATATGCTAATGTATCAATACATGACCTGACCAACGCTTCTTCTTTATAGACACGCAAATAGTTTTTCGCAGCATAAACTTCTCTATCCCATTTGTTAAGGGCTTTAGGAGTAGCATTTTCTAAATTGCGTAAGAGAACTCTCACGTAACGGGTATTTTCTCTCGATCTCATTCGGGGCATATGTTCTCACCTGAAATATTTTTGGTTTTCTAAATACACCTATTTGTTTCAGACCATAACAGCAGTTAGCAGCTGCATCTGCTATGTCTTTACTGCCATCTCTTGGATGGTCTACTTTGTTTCTTACTAATTCTAAATTTTGCAGTTCTTCAATAAATATAGGGTGATTATAATATTCTATTCTTTTGGTATATATTAGTTCTTTCAAAAAATCATAATCTTTCTTTTTCACCATGTGCCTTTCTACTTTAACCCCTTTTCTCTCAAGTTCTTGGTTGAGAGAAACGTAGTGCCATACATCCGTGAGAAATAATCTTATCTTAAAATGGCTTACGAGGAGCATGACGAATCTTTTTATGTGTTCAGAAGAAAGTTCTCTGCCGGAACTAGGCTTAAATCTATGCAGGAGATCCAACACTATTTTATCTTTTTCGAGGTGACCCAGAACTAAACCAAAAGCATCATTTTTTAAAGATGGATCTCCTGCCAGCACATAGGTGAAACCAGGCTTGCCTCTGAACACAGGGGAAGGATAATCTCCTATAATCGGATGTTTGCGAGTGGACATTACAGCGGGATCTGTAATTCTTTCTGGTTCCTTGAAATAACGTTCAATAGAGAATGAGGGATTTGCTCCAAAGTCCCTTTCTGCCATTTCTGGATTTCTGTCATATTCAGGTTGTAAAGACTCTCTTGTGATAAATGGGTTCATTTCCCAAGTAGGCATTTTATATCCTAACATTCCTTCGTTCGTATGTGGATCTTGTGATTGATAATAAAGTTGCATTGCGAAGTCGTTTACTAAAATAGGTGAAGTGATAGTTACAGTTATGCCTTCTCTCCCAAAAGTTTGAGTTGAATTTCTTACGGCAGTGTAAACTTCTTTTGCAGATGATTTTTGTGACTTATCTTTAAATCTTGCTAACTCATCTAAAACTCCACATTTTACTGTTCTTCCTACTAGCGATGCAGAATTACTATGATCAGACCTTAAAAAGACTTTAGGCTCATGAAAATAAAATTCATTATATCTTGGCGTATAGTTTTGTGATTGAAACCATTCAGAATTTTCTATCTTACTAGCAACTGCAGCGAACACTGTATCCCTAGCCTGCTCTTTGGAAGCTGCAACATTTACAATGAATATTTCCTGCCCTTTTGCAAGATGATAATACCTAGCGGGATCCTGGAGACATATGAGCTTAAATGCTTCATAACATGAAATGCAAGAAGCGAGTTGTGTCTTAGATCCTCTTCTACCGACAATCATTACTAGCTCATTATATTTTTTCCGAGGGTCATAGAATTCTCTTAGCACTTTTGCTTGCATGGGAAAAAGGGGGAAATTAAGAATTTTCTCGCAAAAGTATACAGGATCATTAAATGCCTTTAATTCGTCCAACAGCAATTTACTTAATGTCATTAATCTCAGCCTCCAACCTTTTTATTACTTTCTCCCTGCAAGACGGACAAAGTTCAGTAAGTACAATAGATTTAAATTGGTTAAATTGCACAATTGTAAGATGCTGTTCTTGAACAAGTTGTCCTTTCAACTGAGCTATATTAATTGAAGCATTTCTAACTTCAGACATTAGCATTTTAATTTGTTTGTTTGCAGCATAATCATCGGCTTTAGTGTTGTCTAAAAGCACTTTCAATCTAGACGCGATCTTATTCATGTTTTCGGTGACAATATCTATCGCAGGAACATCCGTATAATCTACTTCTTCTGTAATAGAGTGACCATTGTCCATATGGTACTCGATATGTGTATTAATGTCTTTCAGTGGTATTTTGTACTGTGCTGCAATCACTCTTCTCGAGATTCCGTTGTTAATAAGTTCTTCTATTTCTTTCCTCTTCCCCGATTCACATACTTGGCACATAATCTTCTGATATAAATATATAAGGTTACATTTAAAAAAGTTCTGTCTTAAATCGATGAAATCACCGAAATATAAGTGTGCTTTCAGAAGGTCCTACCGAGTTCCCATCTAATAGCAAGTTGCCTAAGTGCCTGAGAAATTTTGGAGGGTTATATATATTTTCAGA